CATACATAGCCGCTACCGGTTCTGCTCGCAATTTCTTACCCACATGCGCTCGCACTTCTCTGATTGGTAATGTTGGCCGTACCTGCTTCAACACTGCGCCCACCATGTCACCGCCCTGGTTTACTTCAACCAAAACAGCATCAGCCTTGTATGAGTCAAACAGTTCTACCGCCTTTGTAGCCCATTGCAGCGGTGATCCTCTAAATGAATAATCACCAAGCACATAACCCTGGCCATCAGAAGTAGATCCAACTACAACAATGCCCGTTTCATCTGATTTCTCTGAGTTAGTTACGGCAGGATCAACGCTTACAACAATGCGCGCCATAGTTGGGGCTGTTGCAATGCGTGTGCGGTCAATCAAGCCTCTAGTCCACAACGCGCCTTCAACATCATCAAGGATTTCTCCATAAAGTTCCTGGCGGCCTAACCGTGTTCCGTTGTAACGGGCTTGTAATTCCATCAGAGCGCTGGGGGCTAGATTTGCGGCGTTATCAAATGTGCTTCCCCTGGTAATAATCACTGAGCCATCTGTACGGCCTGCAAGCATGCGTATAAGGGCTGTAGAGCGGGGTGTGGTGGTAACAATAACCCGCGGTTTCTTTCCCAGGCGTAAGCCAAACTGCAACTGATCCCAGGCATCTTGATAACGCCATGCACCTAATTCATCACACCAAGCGCCATGATGCTGCGGGCCACGGAAACGCTCAGGGTTATCTGCACTAAATAGTTTTATGCGGCTACCGTTCTTGAGCAGGATCTCACCAATAGAACGGTTGTAGTTCTCAAGCATTTGGTAACGCTGCAAGATGGCAACAATGCCTGACTCACCTTCTGCGCATGTATCTCTAGCATCTGAAAAAGTAGGAGCAACAACAGCCCAGCGCGTAGCGGGTTGAACTATTGCTTGCCAGGCTATTTCTTCTGCGCCTAAGCGTGTCTTGCCAAATCCACGGCCTGCCATTGCAAGCCAAATGTTCCATTCACCTTCAGGTGGTAGTTGTTCCTTCCGCGCCAGTTTGTTCTTCCATATCCACCGGCTCGCCTTGATCCGTGAGTTCTGTGATGGTTGCAATGTCTCCAATTGTTGAGGCTTCAATAATTCTTGCGACTCGTTCAACTTCTCTGTCCAAATCTGATCCGTCATAAGTAACCACCTCTGCTTGTACCTTCAATGGTGCGTCTAATCCCAATAACTTTGCGCGTTTATCAATTACGCGTAGAACAAAATCTGCGGCTCTTAAATTACCGTTTACCGCAGGTTGCCAATATGTACGCTGCAAATTGTCTAAGCGATCTAGTTCCAGTTCACGGTGTTCTTCTATCGCTGCAACAGGGTGACGCATGAGAGCGCGCTTGTAAGCCTTAACGACACCAGCAATGCTCATGTCCACCATAGTTGCAATCTCACGCCACACATAACCTTCATGGCGCAACTCAATTATGGTTGTTTCTTTTTCTACCAAATCACGCGTATTTTCTACCATAATATGTTGATGTTAATGTTTTAGAAAGTTTCCTGCAAGTTGAAAGAACAAAACCCACACTCATCATTGAATGTGGGCTGTGTCCAGCACTCAATCCCCACGGTGGGGATCAGGTACGCGTAACTTATCTAACTCCTAGCGCCATTGCAACTACAGCAATAAACAAACTGAGAACAATAAAAAGCATTACTCCATCATAAGGTGTGTTGTTCATGGCTTACCTGTTCTTACAAGATTAAGACGCGCATCAAGCAATTCATCTAACTGCTCTGTAAGCATCTCTTTTTTGCGCCAATCCATGCGATTGCCGTATTCATCTGTTTTGAGCATGGCGTAAACATGACTTAGACATTCATCTATCTGAGCCACTGTTACTTCATCTTCAATAACGATCACATGAAGATGTTAGCCTTGATTACGCTCCTGGCGCTTTAAAAAGTAGTTTTCAACATCTGCTTTTGTATAGAACACATTACGGCCTGACTTCTGCACCCATGTAAGAGTCTTACGGTGTTGGATCTGTCGTAAGTTGTTTAATGTAATTCCCAAACGCTCACATACTTCAGCGGCGCTCATTAGATCATCTACCACGGTGCTACCTCCCTAGATGGTTGTGCTTTTGGCTTTCCTAATCGTGGAACTAAACCTACTTCTTTGGCAGCAATCTCCAAAGCAGTTTTCTCATTACCTTCTTTGTCGGTGTAACTCTTTTGTTCAAGATCGCCAACAACTAAAACACTGTCACCTTTTCTAAAAGTGTCTGCAACTGCTTCAGCCTTTGCGCCAAAAACAATTACTTTAAACCAACTTACTTCTCCATCTTTCCACTCACCATTAACTTGCTTGCGTGGTGTGTAGGCTAATGAAAAATTACAATACGCTGTATTGTTTTTTGAAAACTTTAGGTCAGGATCACTGCCTAAATTACCTTTTACGCTTATGTGCATTAGTCACCTTCCATCATTACGGCTTCAGTACCGTCATCTTGTAGTAATACAATTGAACCATCAGGCTTCACAAAAGGAAACTCATGTGGCTCTTTGTATGACGGCACAATCCAACCCTTTTGCTCTGCGCTTGCAGGCTTGAGGTGAATACTATCGGTTTTTAGATTATGGCAGCCGTGATGGATCAAGATAAGGTTAGAAACGGTGTCTTTGCCGCCCCTGGATTTTAGTTTGCGGTGATGCAGGGCCATATTTTCAATCAAGCCAGGGCCACCGCAGACTTCGCAATAGCCATTAGCCCTGTTAATTACGGTAGCAACAACCTTCTTATCAATCGCCATCTTCTTCTTCATCTTCCCATTCAGTAGGATCTACCGTAGGAAGATCAACCCGTAGCGGCAAGCCAAAAGGTGATGTGGTCATTAGTACCAACCTCCACGCATATCAGGGCCAGCCTGCTTTTTCCAAAATTCCCACGCGTTACAAGGTGTTTTGTAACGCTTATAGACATAGCGTAACCCAGCCTTGATTTGCGTGTGGGCATCTTTTGGCTTAAATGGGTACTTGTAATTGGCCCAGGTGCTAGGCAAAAACTGGAACAGCCCAAATGCGCCTGATGATGGATTAAGCGCATTTACGCGCCACCCACTCTCCTTGTAAAGCAATTGTTCCAAACAGGCAAACTGCTTTTTATGATCAGGGTAACTTTTCTTCAACATTGTGGCGGCAATAACTTTAGGTGGCATTTGATGCAACTCTATTTTTGGTGCTTGAGCCGCCGCAGGTGAAGCAAACACAATTCCTACCGCTAATGCGGCGCTTAAAAGGATTTGTGTTACGCGCTTCAGGCTTTAGCCTTTCGCCAACTTTCTACACACTTCGCAAGCGGCGTTACCGTAAACCCAACTACCGCACATACAACGATTAACTAAACTGTCCATTGCTTTACCCCTCTCAGGTTATTTTTAGGACTGCTCTATTTTATAGCAAATTTCAGAGATTACAACGCCTAAAAGCGTCACAATAATTACGCTTGCAATAAACATCATTCTTCTTCCTGTCCTTCCAACTGTAAACGCATTTTAATTACATGTGCTTTGCTTAATCTCACGCCTTCTAAAAAGCCTATGTAGCGTTCTCTTTCTTCTGTGTCTAATTTGTTTTTAACATAAAGACTTTCTTGCCATACAGTCAAAGCATCTTCAATTTCTTGCAATAGTTTTTTTGTATGGTTTATTTGAAGTTCCAACAAACTTTGTTCTACTGTTTTGTAATCAATTACATTAAATTCACTCATTTGCCTACCACCTCATCAATCATTGCTGAACATGATCCATAACCTAAAAAGTTGCCTTGATCGCCTACATAACAAACATCAGCGGTTGCCGTTGTAAACCAAACTGTAAACGCCAACACTAACAACCAAATAACTAGCCAACCGCGTGTTGTGATTGAGTCCTTAATCTTCTTTTCCATTGCTTGCCTTCCTCCTAAAGTATTCATTTTTGCCGCACCACTCGCACTCGCTAAGCGGGCTGCCTTCTTCTGCTTCAAATACAATTACAAAATTTGCAGGTGAACCATAAGTTCCGCACCAAAAACATCTAGGATCGTTGCTTATAGACATTGTGGATCTGCGGGTTCATGTCAGCCAATTTATCTTGAATTAAAAACGCTACTTGTTCGCGTTGCATGCCATTGATCATTGACTGGCTTTTGTTAGGTGGAATTACAAAATCATTGTAATCAACCGTTATTTCTAATTTAAATTTCACTGATTAGTTTCCCCAATTCTTTAACTTTAATGGAGAAATACGGCGCTTGATCATGCGGCGTGAATTTTTTGTATCTACATAACGGTAAATGTTTACATCTCCGTCAATAGTAATTCCATAAACAGTCCACATTGCTTTGCCATTGATTGTTACATTAGCCCCAATTGTTGTGGTCATAATTAGTTACCTACCTTGAAATAAACACGGAGTACGCGTGTACCATTTTCGTTATACATCTCAAGGCAACCTTCGCCATTACCAAAATTAGCGCACATAACTTTTTCAGGATTTGCGTTCATAATTCTTTTAATGCGCTTTTGACCTGCAACAGAGTCAGCACCAGCATAATTGCCACCGCACCCACAAGCACAACCTGTTTTACCGTTGTATGTGTCTGTTGCGTTTTCTAACATTGTTTGTGTTGATAACATCTTTGCCTGCTTCCTTTGGGAGTCCGTCTCCCTTATATGGAATAAATTACGGCATGGTTATACGCGTGTCAAGTGTTTTTGGCACTTTTTTTCTGACTTTTTTTGTGGTGTCTGTCACATTTACGCAAGCATTTTGGCCCACATTTGAACCCAAAGCCCAGGCGTAACCCCATATTGCTTAGCCGCGGTCAGGCGTACCACCTGCCCATCATCACGGTAGGCAATGGCTGTAAGGCCGTCTAAGACGGCTCTGACCAGTTTATCCAGGTCAGGGGCAACAGATGGCTCAGGGCGGTTGACGGTCTTTGGGCGGGCCATTGTGAAAATCATGTCTATCTCCACCGGCTCAAGGTGCGGTTTTGCCCCTGCTTCCCTGGCCCGTAAAGCAATGGCAGAACGCCACGCAGCCAGTTCTGAACCTTTGGCATGAATGACATGCCCATTGATGACTTTCATAGATCCTTGCGGAACTGGTTGGCCATCTACCTGAAAAGTAATCACCTGATCAGTGTAATGAGATCCTGCGCGCTCGCAATTTGATCAGCACCCATTTCATTTACACCATGAAAATCATAAATGCCGGAATGATCAGGGCCTTGAATATATTTCACCATGAGATCATGGCCTTTAGCCAGTACATGATCACCTGGTTGCACTATTGCGGGATCAACTAATTGCTTAGTCATAATTCCTCCTGTAATGGTTACATCAATGGTAACAGTTACAGATAATTTTTGCGTTAATTTATAGGACTCTTTTTGAAAAGATTGCGTAATTCTGCGGGTGGTGGAACTGCGCGTGATCTTTGTTCTTCCTGTTCCCTGAACCATTGCGCGGCTTCCTCTCGTTCCTTTTCGCTCTTGTTTCGCATTTCCTGTAATTTTTTCTGTTGAATTTCTGTAGAAGCGTCTAATGGCGGTAAAGGTTCATCAAGCCATCTATGGGCGTTTAACCAGGTTGCAGGGTATGCAGTGAAGGTCTTAGTCCTGTTTGGGTCTGATTTGTACCTCTGAGCGCCTTTAATGATTACTTCAGGATCAATCTCTTTGATCTTTGTGTAGAAACTCTTTCGCGCTTTTTCTTTACCTATCTTGATTGGATAAACAGCCCAAAATTGATCGAATAAATCTTTCTTTCTTTTATCTGTTTCTGTTTCTGTTTCTGTTTCTGTTTCTGTTTCTGGTAGCGTTACATCACCGTTACTTTTTTCTCTGTAACGCGTTACACGATTGCGTACCTGCTCACGCTTTTCTTCTACCGTCTTACGGCTTGTTTGATGCTCGCAATAGTCATGAATTTGCGCACCTGTCTCAACCGTTATCCAAAGGCCTGCTTCTACTAATTCTTGATAGGCGTTGCCATTGTCCAAACGATTGATTACAGCCTGGGCCAAAAAGCCATCAGTAAGATATTGATTGGCGTAACACAAACCTTCAATGTAAAGCCTAAAAGCCTTGTCACTGAGCGGCAAGATTTTAGGATTATTGGGCAAAGTGTCATCTAATTTAATCCAGGTCATGTTGCCTTCCTTTTACATTCTTTAATTTGTTCTAATGAAATACCCATTTGCCTTAAAGCGTTCAAACCTCTGATGCGTTGATTGGGATACATCAATGGTTTATCTATGCTTGCCCTTTCCTGGCTAGTCATTCCGCCCCACATTCCGTAATTTTCATTTTGGAACGCGTAGGTTAAACAATCTTTCCAAATAGGGCAAGAGACGCAAATGGATCGCACTGCGTTGATGTGATCATAGGCATCAACAGATCTTTGTTCTTCTATGTCGTAAAAAAGATCTGTGTGAACTTCTAGTCGTTTACATTCTGCATCTTCCCAATTTACTTCTGTGTACTTGGGCAACCTTCTTCTCCTGTCGGATCGTAGTAGGGGCAGAAGTCTGCGCAAAATGCCAATGGCTTTTCAGGTCTAGGTTGTAATTGTTGAGCAACCATTTCACGCGTTTTTTCTAAATGCTCTAAGGCTTGTAATGCAATTGTTTCATCATAAGGTTGCATATAAATCAAAATGTCAGACATTTTTCCATCACGCGGAATACCAACAAGGGCCACATCTTTAACGGTGTAACCATTTTGTGTGAGCAAATAACCGTAAAGATGTATCTGCCAAATTTGCTGCCGGTTGTTTGCACCAAAGTAACGGCCGCTACCCTTTTTTATAGTTTTCCAATCAATAACGGTGTGGTTGATTTTGTCGTATGCGTCCACATGGCCAGGCACTCCATTGGCTTCCACGGCAATTTCTAATTCATATTGAACGCCAAACGGATCTTCACGCCTAATGGCTTCTTCAATTCCTGTGTGAATAAAAGTTCCTAAAATTGCGCCCAATTTGTCACCGACATTTGTTGGATCAGTTTGCGCAATGTCATGCCAAAGCCGGCGCTGACACCCACCAATTGCAGATGGGCCAATGGCTACTTGTTGTGATCTAGCCCTGGCATTGTCATTTGCAACCAAAGTTTTCACAACCATGCTTTGTAAATCAATCACAAATTATCCTCATTCCATTGTTTGCCGCGTAAATCTTCCATCATTGCCATGTGATCAATTTCTAATTGCTTAATTTTTTTACTTATTTTGTACAGTTTAAATGCCATACGCAACGGATACACCCAATAGCCAATTAACAAACCAAGAACAAATGCAATCCAAAATGTGATCATGTGAGATCCATGCTTGTGCGGACTGATGTGCCAACTGAGCGGGCAATGTCCACCTGCATCTTGAGCCTGTTTGTATTAGCGCGTGTTGCTAAAACTTTGGCTTGAACAATTGACAAGTCTTTGTGTAATTCCTCATTTTGTATAAGCGCCATGTCCTCACGCTCTCCAACTGTGTAATTTTTTCCAGTCGGTGATGATTGCGTTGCAAAAGTCATACGAGATTTGGCCATGGCAATTTCATACTCCGCTTTGACGCTGTGATAAATCGTTTCAACCTCTACAAGATTTTTGTGCGCATCATCTACTTCTTTGGAAAGCCCGCGTAATTTTTGCTCCACCATTGCAGGCGTAATAATTTCACTCATCAACTGTTTCCTCTTTTACCAGGCTAATGTTTGAATTCTCCCGCTTGTTCTGCAAAGCAATTACTTTGCCTGCATCTGATGACATATTAAAAGGATCAGGAACAAGCATGAAGCCTGCACTGTCTAATTTTTCTGCAAGATCTTCAGGAAATATGTCTAACTCTTGAGCCACTGCGCGAATTGCAATTATGTTGTAATGAACTGCAACCTTTAATCCGTTTGATGGTTCAAATTTGTTTTCTTTTTTACTCATAACATCATTCCTTCCTCTACTGCGCGCCAAACTATGCAGTCATTGTTGTGGTGGTTTTTTCTTACTGTACCTGTGTCAATAATGTAACCCTCTTTTACAAGGCTTATGCGTGTAGGACGCACTGTATTGCCCTCTATCTGTAATGTTTTCTCAATCTCATAATCCGTAGCACCGCGCAATCCCTGTTTCAAAATGTATTCATATACTTTGCGCTTGAGCGATCCAGTTCTAGGCAAAACTTTTTCTGCGGCGGCTATTGAAGTGCGCTGAGCGTTGTTGGCAATGATTACGCTGTTATCCATTGAGAGCCGCCCTGCGTGTCAAAAGATGATCACGCAAAGTTGCGCCTTCAATTACAACATCAAGCAAATCAAGATTTAATTGCCATGCGCTTCTAAGTTCGTCCTCTGTTGTTTTAGTTTCAATCAAACTGAAAACTGCAAATGCGCTTGCTTTTTCTTCTTCTGTGTATTCACGCTTTGTTGCAGGCGCTTTTGCTTGCGGTGCTTCTGTTGTTTTTGTTTGGCGGTTGCGCACTTCTTCAGATGATGCAATGCCTTTCTTTGTGTCCACTGCAAGAGCGGCAACCATTGCGCGCCCCCAGGCGGCTGTTTCAGCGTTTTGTAGTTCAGAGTCACGGGTAAAGTTGGTTGGCCCTGGAATTGGCTCGTATGCCCAACCTACGCCTGGTAATTGATCATCAGGTGTGCGGTATGCCGCAGCGCTGTACACCATGTAACTTTTAATACTGCCGTCAGGCATCTTTACTTCAATTACATACGGGTCTTTCCATGACTGTAGTGAACCATGCGGAAATTTTTCTCTAAACTCAATAATTCTCGTTGCCACATCAATGTAATCTAATGGGCCTTTGTAACTTGCCATTTGTAACCTTCCTGTTTGGGGCTAACTAGCCCGTGTAGGAGAATTGAACCCTATGGCGCTGACAAACACAAGAACCCGTAATTTATCGGCGTGGCGCGGCGGTAATGGCATACTTATAGCCAGGGGGAAATTATGGCGTACTCACAAATTTCAATCCGCTTAGGCGGTCTTATGGTTGAACTGGGAACAGAAGCAACTTATCCCGACATGGTTAGTGATTTGACGGGGCGCTGTCTATCTACTTTTAAAGACGCAATGGACAAAGCCGTAGAAGCGGGCGTTGATGTTTCTGACATGCGCCTAATTACATCTGATTATTCAGATGATGATGAAGATTAGTCTAACCAAACTTGATATTGGGCTGTTGTTCTGCCCTTAATTGGATCTACAAAATGTAAACGCTGTGATGGTTTGCCACTAGCGGCCATTGAGTCACGGGCATAACGATTATCTGACTCTGTTGATCCTGTCCAATAAATGTTGTAGTGCTTTTGAATTGGCTCTTGTGCATGTCGGTGGTAATGGCCTAGAAAAATGTCGTGAAAATCGTAATCATGTGCGCCCGCTTTCCAACGGTTAGCACCTGCAATCCATGCGGCAGGGCTTGCAAATCCTGACCGGCCTAATTCATCACCGTGCATAAGCAAAGCGCGGTAGTTACCAATTTCAACTTCTTGAATATCTTCAGGGCAATCCTCCCAGGTTAAACGCTTTTCTCCTGCAAGGATTTGGCGGCTCATTTCATAAACCATGCGATCCACATTGTCAGATTTAGGCACTTCTGCGCGCTTGCCACCAATGCGCCCATGATTTCCCCATTCAGCAATCACTGTGACCTTTTCAAAATTGGCTAACATTTCGCGCACAAAATCCACGCAAAGCCTTGAAACACTGGTGAATTGGCCAAACAATGAAGCATCTATCTGCCATAACTGCGCAGGATAATTAAACAAACCTTCAACCATGTCACCGCCAAACATCACTACACATTCTTTCACAGGGTGGTGGTGGCGTTGCAAATCAGTTAGATGTACAACTTTTTCAGAAAACTGCATTACGCGCTCACGCATAATTTCAGTGTTGTAACTGGTTGTAACTTTTGCGCCTTGCCAATCCGTTGTGTGGATCAAAGCAACTTCAGCATTTATTTTGCGTGTGTCTTTTTGTGGCGCAGAAACAGGTGGCACTGCACCCAACGAGATCATTGCATCATAAGCGCCGCGGTGAGTTGCCTCTACTAAATCTTCACTGCGCTCTTTAGACTGCTTCAATTGTTTTTGCAATCGTAAAATTACCTGGCGTAATTCTTTCACATCTTGCGACTCTATGCCTTCAGGCATGTCCTGTAATCTTTTTTCAAGGCTCATTTGTAAACACGATCTCCTTGCCGTGGTGTGTGTAGCCTTCTTTGTCTATCCAACTATCTTCATGTTCTAGGTTCGCTGTAATCCGTACTGATTTTGCCGCATCAAACATCAACGCAACAATGGCAGGGTCAATGTCCTCAATGTCTAAAAGCGCGCCCCACATGCGGCCTATGGCTGTGAAGTTTTTGCGAGCGCTTCCATATTCATGTTGGCGATCATCAAGAACTTCTTTTACTCTTTTGGACACCTACAAGTTCCACTTCTATGAAGTCTAATTGTGTCGGCACTGCATTTGTGGCCATCTGACCGCAATGCCTGAACAATTAAACTGACTGGATAACCTTTTTCCCAGGCTTCATCTAATGTTTTCTTATCACTTGCCGTTAGATTGTCGTACATTTCTTGATAAGTACAAACGCCACCTACTCGCCTAATGCTTCGTTTACTTAAAATTTCACCAAACGCGTTTTCTAATGCCATGTTTGCCTCCTTGAATAAAGCGTACCGCAAAGTAAAAAGCCCCGCGTTAGCGGGGCAGTTCACTATTTCGTTTTCTTTTTGGCCGCGGGTTTTTTGCTTGCCTTTGCCAACTTGTCAATCTCTGCCGTTACTACATCTGCAACCAAGCCAAATGCAGGGTCTTTCTTGTCAATGCCACGGATTGCAGGGCCAACAACTGCCGCCGCTGTTGCAAATGCAAGCGCTTTAATGTCAGTTACTCCTGCGGCATAAAGCGCAACAGCGGTAACTGCAAAGTGGCGGATTGCTGATTTCAACATGTCTAGGTGCTTCTGTTCCATTGTTACTCCTTTGGGCGGGCTACCGCCATGATTGTTTTATAGTCACGCCTCTTGAGGTAAAAGCCATCACCGTTTGATTGGCTTCCTGATTTACCACTTGAGGTATTGCCCTCAAATACTTGTAGGTACTTGAGCGTTGTATGGTGGAACTTAACAATGCCCACATGATCAGGCTGAGCATCTTCATCAAATTGAAAGAACACAAGATCCCCGCGCTTAGCCTGACCAATAGGCACAAGTTGATTGTTCTTTGTTAGGTACTTCAGCCACGCATCACATGAGGCAAAACCTTTTTTGGTATTCGCTACTGACGCGATAATTCCAGCATCAAAATACATCTTTGATGCAGACATTGCGCACCAGGGTTGATTGTTTAGGCCAAACCATTTGCCAAATGTGGTGTCATTGTTTGGGCCTTCTGTGTAATTAACTGATGCTTCACAAAGTTCTATGACTTTATTTAGGCTCATCTTCTTTTCCTTCCTGTGGCTTTGGTTTAGATTTTAGTCCATTAGCCGACAAAATGCCCGATAGCGTTCCCGTAAGAAATACGCATAGGGTAGAAACAAGATCAATAAAGGCCGCATCATTAGGCGCTTGTGCCATAGGTTGCGTGACAAACACCAGCGCATACAACATGGCAAAGACTGAACCCGCAAAGACTAGGGCAAGCAAAATTCCTATGGTGACAATTAAGCGGGCATGTAATTCTTCAGGTGTGTATTTGCGTCTAGCCATTTTGGAACTCCACATTAGGTAATAAGTCCTTTGTACATTGTCCTACCGCTTCACATTGCGGCGGGTTACATTCTGCCTTTTCCCAGTTTACAAATTCCTGACATGGATAGCGCGTGTAGCCTTGATACCCGCACCCGCTTAGCAAAATTGTTAATGCTATGCCTACGGTTAAATGCCTACGCACTTTTGGCTTTCAATACAGCCAAATCCGTAATTACTATTTGTTGATTTTTATGCACTTCTTTAAGTTGTTGCTCCATGCCTCTGCCCTCATTGAACAACGCGTATTCAATGCGCGCTAATTTGCCATCTTGAGCAGTCAGGCGTTCATCAAGTTTGCGCCAAACCTTAAACCCCGCAACAGGCAAAATAATTACAAGAAAGAAAATGTCAAGAAGTGTGCGGGCAGTGTCTAAATTCATGGGAAAATGTTATCAATTATGTCCAAGTAATGACGCGAACAGTGCCAGTGCTATCTACTATCTTTGCCTGGTTAGTTGTAATGTTTAACCACGCATCACCAATACGCGGGTAAGTTGGATCTGTAGTTACATTAGGAAATGTAAAGCGTGTAGCCGTTTCTAATTTATTTAAACGGTTATAGATGTCTGTAAAAATTCTATTGAGATCTTGAGGCTGATTTAAATACGGCATTATGCTTCACCTGCTCCTTGCGCCAGGGTTAAGGTCACGCGTTCAGGCCCATTTTCACCTGGTTGCACTGACAAACCAACAATACGATAAATCTCATCTAATGTATTAGGGAAACGGCTATCAGTAATGATTATGCGAGCGTCATCACCTACCTCATAAGATCCAAATACCGGATCAACATAAGCAGGCACTACCACTTTAAGAACTGTTGGAGGATAAGAAGTAGCAACCGATTGAGCAATAGCCAAATTGTCTAAAACGGTTTGATCTGTAATATCCGAGTAATTAGCGGTAGTTTCTAGCAACGCCCAACCCGTAGATAATTTAGTAATGTCTTGAGCAATTGCAATTAGTTTGCCTTCATTACTGCCAGCGCCTAATGCGTAAACGGTGTTGGCAACAATTGATCCATCTTCAGGGTACTCATATTCAACCATGTTGCCGGCAGGAAATGTAAAAACAGGAACATTTGGATCGCCAAATGAATAAGCCAAACCACTACGCGGATAATAAGTATTAAAGTATTTTTCAGGTTGCCCGTTAATGTCATAATCAACATCAATAGCAAAATCAAAACCATCAGATTGACGGCTTAAATCTTGAATGGCTTGAAATACATTTTTTAATTCATAATTGTAATAAATGCGATCTACAAGAATACCTGATGTTGTTTGTCCGGCTGAGTTATATCCAACACCAATGTCACCGTAAGTTGCGTTTTGCGCATTTTCAATAAGTGTTTTTGCTATAAGTAATTGATCTACATTTGTGAATTGAACATCTTGTGTAACGCGCCTATGATCAAAATATGAAATCCATTCTTGAGCGTTAAAAGTAAGGGTTTGTGTAGTGCTGTTATAGGAGCGCCCCCACACAACTCCGCCCCATACCAAAATGCCGTCACGATCTACATACATTCCGCAACGGGCAGGAATAGTGGCAAGTTCAACATTATATTTATCGGCGTTTACACCCGACAATAGAAGGTGTCCTTGAAAACTACCAGGCTGATTTAATTGCTGAGTAAAACCAACGCCAGTTAAAGGCAATTCACCAATAATCGTATTGCTTGATAAATCAACAAATAAATAACGGTATGTGGTAGCCATTAGCCACCTACTTGAGCGCGTGTATAACGCACTACAACAATTCCTGAACCTCCATTAGCGCCAGGTTGAGATCCTTGATTGTCTCCATTCAAACCACCGCCACCACCACCGCCGCCAGTGTTTGTTGTTCCAGTAACAGGTGATGTGTAACCCGTACCTGGGCCTGATCCTCCTGCACCACCGCCGCCTGATCCGCCAGTTGTTGCTGTAAAAGCCGCAAATAAACCACCACCACCACCGCCACCAACAAATCCACTAGCAAGAGATGAAATAGGAGGCCAAGAAGAATATGTGTTTACTCCATTAGCGCCATTGTTTGATGAAGTTGCTGCCGCTCCTGCGCCACCGCCACCACCGCCTGCAAGAGTTGTAAAATTGCCTGCAACTGATCCAGCGTTACCTTGTCCTGATGTTCCTGCTCCGCCTGCATAAAATGTAGTTGAAGGAGTACCGCTTACAACTGGTGAGTCAATTGCTCCACCGCCGCCTGAACCACCTGTTGCACCTACCGCCTGAGTTCCACCTAATCCACCCGCAGTTGCAGAATAAGAACTTAAAGAAGAATTAGATCCACTGCCGCCAATTGTTGCTGAATAACTACCAATAGAAAGTGCTTGAGAAGCATCATATTTAACTCCGCCTGCACCTCCGCCGCCGCCAACAAAGCGTATGAAGTTACCGCTTGAACCTGTAAAATAACCAGCGCCACCAGCGCCACCGCCTGCAACAACAAGAATATCTGCGGTAAGTGGGCCATCTGCAATTCCTAATGTGCCGTTACCAGTAAAGGCTCTGTAATAATAAGTTGCATCAGATGACAATGTTCCGCCTGTAACAACAGGAAGAACAGGCGTGACGCTATTTGATGCGGCTGAAGCAATAGATGAAACACCATAAGAAGTATTTGTTACAACTGTAAATGTGTATGCCGTGTTGTTAGTTAATCCAGTCACGGTTAAAGGTGAACCTGATCCCGTAGCAGTCAATCCGCCAGGAGAAGAAGTTGCGGTGTAAGTAATAGCGCCACCTTTGCCTGTGTAGGTAGGGGGTGTAAAAGTAACCGTTGCTTGCGTATTGCCAGCGGTTGCTGTTCCAATTGTGGGTGCGCCAGGTTGCCCACCTGAACCTACAAAACTTGTGTACAGCATTAACTTTCCTCAATGATCTCTAAACCTTCAACTTTAATTTTTACATTTGGATCAGGTTTTGGAGCATTTGGATCTTCCCATTGACATGTTTCTTCATTCAAAACCCATGTAATTGTTTCATCAAATGCAGGTTTTGGAGATATAAAAGCATTACGAGTTTCATCATAAACATACCCAATACCCGCGTAATTTTTACGGAATGTAGCGTTGTAAGAAGTTTGTTTCCAATTTGTATAACCGCCTGACCATTCAGTTAAAAAAGCAATACCTGATGCTTCTTCATTGTTTGGATCTAGTACATCATTACTAACAACATTTACTTCAAGAACAATGTTGTTTTCATCTAGTTTTGCAAAATGTGCCATTATGCGCTCAAATCTCCCGTTAGTAACCAATTGTTTGCTGATATTTGTGTTAAAGCCGCTCCTGAATACTGCGTTCTTAATTTTAATCCTGGTGTTGAGTTTACTGTAACTCCACCAGCACCGGCAACAGTTACTTGCCCCACACCAAATTGAGCAAGTGCAATTTGCGCGCCAACAGGGAGTGCAACAGTTCCATTAGTAGGAACAGTTAATGTTATTGCAGAAGCATTAGATAATGTAACTATTTTTCCATTGTCTGCCAAAGCCAGGGTGTAACTTGTTCCCGTTTGTGCATTTGTAGCAACGCTTACCGCTAAAGTTACAGCGCCACTTGATCCGCCCCCTGTTAAACCCGCTCCCGCTGTAACGCTAGAAATGTCACCAGTTTCAGGAATGTTTGTTGTTACCGCTGTACGCGTATCTGTAATGTTTCCTGAGTTAATCTGAATAGCGCCAGCGGCTACGGCTACGGTTGCAAGCGAAATTGAGTTAGCAGGCAATGAAGGTGCAACAGGCGATCCCGCAGGAGTTCCTGCAATAACTTGAAAAATTACATCATTGTTAGCGCCTGAATAAAAAGCATCACGCACTGTTGCGCACACAAGATCAATACGCGGATTTGTAGGATCTGCCGTTGTAATTGTTAGCGTGTCTATTGCGTCATTGAAAATTGTATAAACGCCCATGTTGGTTGTTGTTGTGCCAACAATTGCAGCCCACCCTGATGCTACGCGTACTGACATGCTTGCAGGAGAGTTAGCAGTTACCTCTAATGAAGAAGTGCCAATAATGCCAGTGGTAGCCCACAATGCTTGCGCCGTTAGACGGTCATATTGCGCAGGGTAAGAGCCTGCTTGTAACCATGATGGAGGCGTTTGTAGTGTCATTTATTCTCCCTTAGATGTACGCAGAATACCAAGAAACGGTAGCCTGAGTAGTTCCCGCTAATGTGCCAGTGCCAGTAAAATAATATAGTGAATTGCCTGGTGGAGCATCAAACCAAGTACCTGAAATTAAAAGATTACGGGCAGCGTTTCCATTAAGTGTAATCAACTGATTGTAAAGATCAATTTCAAGAACATCTAATGCGCTATATGTACCTGTAAAATTAAGAACATTTCCGCTCGTCAAATCGCCCACAATTGGATTGGTTATTGGGCCTGTAATTGTAATAGTTGGGTATGTAGTACCCCACCCAATGTTAGAAATAGTAGTAGTAATAACGGCTGAACCGCCGCCATAGTTATAATCAAATGTTTTGTTGTAAGTGCGACCCAAAACAGGGCTAAACGCCATAACAGAAGTTTGTAAGTTGCTGTTGTAATAATTTGGATCAGGGCAGAAAAACTCAACCATAGATGTAATGTATCCATAGGTGTAATTTGCATCTACGGTTGTACGCAAAGCGCGTACGCGAGCGTTTACAAATTGCTCTGAAGTAGGAATGTTAGGAAATTTGAAATAAAGCGGTGTAGTGCCTGAAGTTTGCGGCAATAATGTGTTTTGGATAGTGTTGTAATTTGTCTGAGCGGAGCCTAAATTATTTCCAAAAGTATTAAAAATAATTGTAATTGTTCTGCCCGCAAGAAAATCGCGGCCAGTAAACATGCCATCATGGTATCCGCGGTTATCATCTTGATTACGGATACCAGGCAAAGACTCAAGGCCATCAACACTTAGAATTTGATAAGGAGAGTCAGCGCCGCCAAAGATTTGCCCGTTAAAAGCAAATGAATACACATTAGTTAATGTTGTCAATCTATTTTCAACCCTCCATTTGAAACGGTTACTGCTCTAGTTGCCGTAACAACTGCCCCAAATTTAATCTCACTAGAAACGGCAGCCGCTACTGAAGCAGGGTCAGTTAAGTTTGTAGTGTTGATTGTAATTTTAGTACCAGCCTCATTTGCTTTGAGCAGTTCAAGAGCATTGCCGCCACCTACTACTGCTCCTGGAATAACAGGCACAACTACTGGGGCATTGGCTAAAGCGTTTGCCGCCGCTTGAGCCGCACCCAACGCCGTCATGCTTGCAGCAACTTCAGCAAGTTTGGTTTTTAAGTTTGCCAATTTATCGTCTGTTGCTTTGGCAATTGCATCAATAGCAGTTTCGTAATCTTTTTGCGCTTTTATAAGAGCGTCTTGAAGTACCTTTTGAGCATCAGCCAATTTTTCATCAAGTGCCTTCTTAGCCTTCTCACGGGCTTCCTCAAGGGCTTTGGCGGCATCTGCCAATCCTTTATCAAGATCTTTCTGAGCCTCTGCCATAGCCTCTGT